CAATAGACATAAGCTTAAAACAAACCATTGATGAGAGAACCTAACAGAGTGCGTAAAAATGAGATTAAGTTCAACATTGTTCTGAATGAAGAACAGAAGCTGACCCAGAAGCTCATTCGTGAAAACCAGATTGTAGTCATCACCGGTAGAGCAGGTTGTGGTAAGTCATTAGTATCAGCCGTAACTGCCCTGGATTTTCTGTACCAAAAACAGTGTGACCAGATTCTGGTAACCAGGGCCACGATAGAAGTGGGTAACTCTCTCGGACTTCTTCCCGGTACACTGGAAGATAAGTTCAACCCTTATTTGGAAGCTTTTGTGGAAAACCTGACCAAGTGTGCCGAGAAATCCAAGATCAGCCAACTTGTACAGGATGGTAAAATCCAGGCTTTGCCCGTACAGTTCATCCGGGGTAAAACCGTAGATGATGTACTTGTCGTAGAGGAAGCCCAGAACCTGAATAAAGCTCAGATGCTGGCTATTCTTACCCGGCTAGGTAAGAGTGGAAAGATCATCATCAACGGGGACAATGAACAAAAAGACATCCGGGATGAGTTTAACGGACTAAGCTACGCTATTGAACTCAGTAAAAAGATCAAAGAGATCCAGTGGGTCAAGTTAAAAGTGAACCACCGTTCAGACCTGGTGGGTAAAATACTAGAATACGAGTATAAATGATCGTGGTTTTTGATCATATCAACGGATTTGGAAAGGTGAGTGATCAAGACTTCATCTTTTCTCAACCTCATGGTGTATTAGAACCTGGTGAAACTCCGGAAGAAGCTTTGGAGCAGGGGTGGATACCATGGGATGGAGCTTGGTATAATCTGAGATCTGTACGCATAGACGTGTCTGAGTATAAACCGCACAAAACTACCCGTAGACTATCTAAAAAAGTGACAGCTCTGCACCAGGAGTTTAAAGATAGTCCCGAGCTGCGTGATTTGTATCAGAAGTATTGTGACTATCGTGGGTATAAACGTACGATTACATGGGAGCAGTTGTTTACGGGACACATGATAGGCTACTACATTGATGGAGAGATTAAGGCGTATTCTACCGTAGAGCATTTTCATAGTGTGATGGTAGCTACACAATTTGTATGGGATTACAAAGAACCAGAGCTTTCTTTAGGTAAGGTGGCACAGATGTACGAATGTGTTCTGGCAGCTTCTTCTAGTTACACCCATGTTTACATACTTGGCGGATACGAAAAGTGCTGCATGTATAAATCAGACTTCTACGGGTTTGAGTGGTGGACCGGAACTGAGTGGAGCAAAGACAAAGAACTATATAAACGTCTTTGTGAAAGAGACGAAAAAGCCATAGTAAGCTATGATGATATATGAACCGCAGAACAGGGTGGAAGTAGTCACTCCTAAAGGAGAAGGTATTATCTGGTTAGTTACAGACTACGGGCATGAAACTGACACGATATACACTGTAGTTATTAATCAAACTTGTGAACTCTGGCAGTTTACACATAAAGACATAAAAGTAAGGAAGAACATAACATTTGGCAGAAGATGATCAGATTATTTGATATACAAAACGGAAAGGTGATAGCCAGTGAACACTGCTACACGCTGAAGTTTTTAAAAGACATCATGGATGAGTATCCAGAAGAGCATGCAAAGATCTATGCCTACCTGTTTTACATGACCTGTCCCAACCCGGATCTTAATCCGTTTTTTCACTTCCAGGAAGATGAGAAAGAAAGTGTGATTTTAAAAGAAGTAGATGCTGACTTTTCTACAGAAGATGACGTCATCATTAACGCCCTGAAAAGATGCCAGGCTCTTTACCAGACAGAGACTTCCCGGGCTTACTACGGTATTAAGAAAGCCCTGGAAAACATTGCCAAGTATATGAGCAGTACAGAGATCACCGATGGCAGGGACGGAAACATAGCTCAGATCGGAAGAATAGCCAAGGACTTTGACGCCATCCGCCAGAGTTACAAGGGTGTGTTTAAAGATCTGATGGAAGAACAACAATCACAAGTGAGAGGCGGACAAAACCTAGCGTACGATCAATAAACCAATACATATGACAGTAGAACAAGTAGCCCAAGTGGCTCATGAAATCAACAGAGCTTATTGCCAAGCCATTGGAGACAATAGTCAGCCCACCTGGGAAGATGCTCCTGAATGGCAGAAGAGCTCAGCCATGACTGGTGTAGAATTTCACCTGGCTAACCCTGATGCCGGACCGGACGCTTCTCACAACAGCTGGCTCAAACAAAAAGAAGAAGAAGGTTGGAAGTACGGTCCTGTAAAAAACCCAGAGACTAAAGAACATCCCTGTTATGTTCCGTATGAACAACTACCTACAGAACAGAAAGCTAAAGATTATCTCTTTAAGCAAGTTATCCACTCATTAAAAACCAATCTACATGACTAAAGGAGAACAAAGAGTAAGGACCACATTTAATCCAAACAATGACTCTGTTGTGGATCAGGTAAAACAAAAGACAGCAGAGTTGATTAATCTGGTTGACCTAATTAATAAACAGGACAGCGAGGTTCACAGGTTAAAAGCACTTGCACAAACAACGTATGAAGAAGCTGCTATGTGGGCAGTCAAAGCAGCAACTGCTTAGTTAATAATGTAAGGTGGTGAAACTGGCAGACACACCTCCCGGTCTCGGAGGCGGGAGTGGGGAATCCCGCTCGCTTGGAGGTTCAAATCCTCCCCTTACAGCCATAAATCTTTAACCCTTAAAACAAATAAACATGAAAGCGTTTTTAGTCTTACTCTCCATGCTGGTTCTTGTAAGTTGCTCAAGCAAACCAGACAACACCATCCACAACCAGAATTCAGAAAAAGGTGGATGGGTATTTGACTCCCGTGTATCTAAACCCGTACAGCAGGACATTGAGTATGTCCAGATTGCTCCAACCTGGGGACAGTCGTTTGACTATGCCGGTAAAAGAAGTGACCGTGTAGTTATGGTTGGTCTTGCTATTTTATGTCTTACTGCTTTTGTAGCCCTGTTTTATGCCAAGTCCTCATCTGCTTCCTGGTTACCCCGTGTACTGGATGAGCAAGTGCATCTGTTTAATATTTTATTGTTTCTGTTCTTAGCCTCAAGTGTTGCTTTATATATGAGCCAGCCCAGCGGTATTAAATGGAATAACGATAAGTGGGTAGAAAAAGCGGTATATGATAAAACCATGCAAGACGCTGGATCCACACAACCTATCTGGGATAGCCTGGAAGTGAACTGTCTTATTGTTGACGGTCCTTACGGATGCTACACTAAATAATCAAAACCAGCCGCAGACGTGCGGAACGTAAGATCGGGAAGGCGAGCCTACTGTTCGGCAGCACACTAGTCCCGCTGTAACCGTAGGTACAGCACGGTAGTCCACCGGGGATATAACGGGACGCAAAGGGGACAAAACGTGCAGTAACCCCAGGGATGATATCTCCCACTGCACTCTATTTTAAATCTCATACCCATGACAATACAGAATGAAGTCTATACAGACTATGAAGGCTTTGGTCAATACACCCCTTCATCATCAGAAACACCGGTTGATACAAGCGTTTATAATTTTGTCTTTCACTATAACGCTTATAGTGGGTTATGGTCTGCTATTCCTCGTGATCTCTATGATCAGTACTGGGATAGCAGTGATACACCTGGTATTCTCCGTAGCAAATCTATTGAAACGCTGCTCTATTTACTTCATAGGACAGGTGGTGACGTGGAAGAGGTTTATACAATAACAAGTGGCCAGTAATAACAATCTGTTTAAGGAAGTACCCACCTATGAAAATGGTCAGTGGGGGATTACATCATTTCAGACACGGGAGGAATTCCGTGATTACCTGTTGTCCATATTCAAGGAACCAGGTGAATATGACTTTAATGAACACTCCCGGATATTTAATCATGAAGGTCGGAGGTTTCAGCAGCAGGGTTACTACTGTGCATCTCCCGTAAAAACCAAAGACTTTATTGCTTACTGGGATGACCAGAAGAACAAATGCCGTAATGGTATCATTGTTAAAGACGGTGACCAGAGCTGGTACATCACCCGTGACTATTACATGTGGCTGAATTTTCTTCCCATCTATGACAAGGAAGAGAAACGCTTTGACTTTGCCAAGATACGTGACGCCCAGTATCACATGGCGCTTTATGAGCATTTGGCAGAGCTGCACTGGAAACATGCCATCATCCTGAAGAAACGCCAGATAGCTTCTTCTTATTTCCATATGGCCAAACTTCTGAACGCTTACTGGTTTGAAGACGGTGCCGTATTAAAGATAGGAGCCAGTCTAAAAGACTACATCAATGAAAAGGGTTCCTGGAAGTTCTTAAGTGAATACAAGAACTTCTTAAATGAGCATACTGCGTGGTACAGACCTGCAGAACCGGAAAAAGTAGGAGCCTGGCAGCAGCAGATCAAAGTGAGGGTCAATGGCCGGGATACCTATAAAGGCAACAAGTCTACCATTAATCTATACTCTTTTGAAAAAGATCCTACCCATGGTGTGGGTGGACCCGTGACTTATTTCTTTCATGAAGAAGCTGGTATTGCCCCTAAAATGAATGACACCTATGGTTTTATGAAACCGGCCCTGAAGTCGGGTCATATTATTACAGGTCAGTTCATAGCGGCAGGATCGGTGGGTGACCTGGATCAGTGTGAGCCTTTAAAGGAATACATCTTCCACCCGGAAGAAAACGGTTTTTATGGTGTACCATCTACCCTGATAGACAAGGAAGGCACCCCTGGGACCACCGGACTGTTTATCCCGGAGCAGTGGAGCATGCCGCCATACATAGATCAGTATGGTAACTCTAATGTGCAGGAAGCCCTGGACGCTCTTGAGATAGAGTTTGATAAAATGAAAAAGGATCTGGCACCAGATGCTTACCAGCTTACGGTTTCCCAGCAGCCCCGTAACATAGAAGAAGCTTTTGCCACCCGTAAGGTGAGCGTATTCCCACCACATCTGATTGCCAAACAAGAACAACGTATTGCTGATAAGATCTATCCGGTAGAATACTTAGAACTAAGTAGAAATGCTGAAGGAAAGATCGTAGATAAACCTAGTCGCAAGATTCCCATCATGGAGTTTCCCGTCTCCAAGAAGTCCGAAGACAAAGAGGGTGTGATATGTATATATGAAAGACCCTGTAAAGATCCTACGTTTGGGATGTACTACGGATCGGTAGATCCGGTAGGGGAGGGAAAAACCACAACGTCTGATTCCCTGTGTGCCATCTACATCTACAAAAGCCCGGTGGAAGTTATTAAAGATGACGGAAACGGAAAGGTGGAACACAGCATAGAGCGGGATAAGATAGTAGCGTCATGGTGTGGACGTTTTGATGACATCAACAAAACCCATGAACGCCTGGAGATTCTTATAGAATGGTACAATGCCTGGACCATTGTGGAAAATAACGTGGCTCTTTTTATCCAGTACATGATTTCCCGTAAACGCCAGCGGTATTTAGTGCCCAAGGACATGATCTTGTTTCTAAAAGACATCGGGGCTAACCGCAACGTGTTCCAGGAATATGGCTGGAAGAACGTAGGTACGCTGTTCAAGGGAACCATTTTGTCTTACGGGATAGAGTTTCTAAAAGAAGAGCTGGACCTGGAAACAACAGAAGACGGCACCATTGTAAAAACCACCTACGGGGTGGAACGGATCCCAGATCCTATGCTCTTAAAAGAAATGCGTGCATACCAGGACGGGGTGAACGTGGATAGGTTGGTGGCATTTTGTGCCCTGGTAGCTTTTGCCAAGGTGCAGCAATCCAATAGAGGATTGACCAAACGTGTAGAACATACCAACCAAAAGTTGGAGAACTCCCAAAAAATCAGTAAATTAAATTGGAGCCCATTCCGACATGTAGGCTCTACAAAAGCTCCTAATTCCCAGAAACCTTCCCGTAACGCCTTTAAAAACCTCCGTTAAC